TTGGTTTATATGTATGCCATGAATATTTTTGACCATGACCAAATAATCTTTTAGTATGTTTTTTAGATTTTGTTTTACCAGGTTCTATTGACAAACGTAATCTTTCATCTGTATAAGGTTCTAATTCATATTGTGGAGCTTCAGGAAGAGGTTCAGAAAAATAATTACCTGGTTGTAGTTCTGGTAACGGTCCATGTTCTAATTTAGAAATTGGGGGAATTTCAATTTCTTCAGGTATCTTTTCTATTTCTTCTTCTTCTCTATTATAACCTAATATATAATTTGATGGTTTTTCATAAATTGGATAAAAGTGACCACCGCCAGGATGTCCTTTATATCCAATAGGTTTAACAGAAGATTTATCCAACATCTTTTTATATGTTTTAAAATCAACCATATTTTCCTTTATTGATGGAATTCCTGGCCCTAAACCATCTGGAGTTAATGATGATGGTCCATATGACATTATAGGTATAAATCCATGTGTTGGAATATCTTCAAAAGTTTTATAAAATTTTTCTCCAGATGGCATAGGTCCATATTTCTTTCTTCTAGCAGCTTCTATTGTAGCCTGATTTCTTTTTCTTAATAAATAATCATTATATAATCTTTGTTGTTCTTTTTTAGATATGTTTAATTTATCTAATTCTTCTTGACTATATACTATTTTTGTTCCTGAAGGAATCGGTTTACATTCTGATCCTGTCCAATACTGACCATCTGGACAACCACCTTCCATCGGTGAGAATATTATTTTTTGTTTTGAAGAACCTCCAGTTTTACCATACTGAATATCATTTTCTACTTCAGAATTATTTTTTGATAAAGTGTTTATTAAATTTAATATTTCATCATCATTGTAAAGATGTTGCAACTGACGCAATTGATTAGCATCTTTTTCATTAAGATTTTGATTTTCAAATAATTTATTTAATTCTTTATATTTTTCAGGAGTAAGTTTTTCTGTAAAAGGATCATAAATTCCTGCAGCTTTTCCATACATTCTTATTGCATTAACTCTTGCTCTTGTTTCACTGTTAGTACCAACATATCTTTTATAATCAACAGGATCAAAATTTATTTTATTTTTTCTTATAAAATCATCATATGGCAAATCATTAGTAAGTGTGTCATCATTATAGTCTCCTTGTTTTTTAAATTTATTAAAATTAGTTTCATACATTTCTTTATCTGAATAATAACGTTTATCTTTATTATTCAGATACCAATCAGTTTTTAAATCTTTAGTTCTTTTATCATATTCATCTTTAGTTATTATCTTATTTGTATACTGATCGCCTAAAGATCTTGCATCTCCTAATACATATTTATCATATGCAGCTGGATAGTCTGGATAATGCGATTGCCATTGTTTAATTAGATTTCTATCTGATATAGGTATAAGATCACCACCAAGATCACTTAAATGACTAAACTCATGCGGATATACATATGCATGTTCTCCTGGTCTATTTCTAGTATAAAAAGTAGCATCACTTTTAAAATCTTTTGCAAAATTCTCAAAAGTTGCATCTTTAAATTTAGCATTATTTAATTGGCTATAATACAAAGGACTACGAAAAGTATTATAGTTCTTAATATCATCTTCTGTAGAAACTTTTGGATTTATAGTTTGCTTATTACCATTTCTAATAATAACAGGAACATTATTAATATATGGATCAGATCCAAGAGGAGCAGCTTCACCTATTACTCCTTTTTGTTTAGGATCTACATCTTCTATTCTTATATTGGAATTTAATGCTTTTAATCTTAAATTAGTAATATTATCTACATATTTATTTATATCACCTAATGGCGCATCTTTTATAACTGATGCTGTTAGCATTTCTTTATGCATAGGTGAGTTTGTCCAATCTCTCATGTATTGCAATGAGTAATTTGCCTTTTCTTCTTCTGTAAATGGCACGCATTTATTTAAAGTACTATCCCATTTATAAAAAGGCTCACATGAATTTTCTCCACCACCATTGTATTTTTTTAAAGTAGTTTTATTCTTTCTTGAATTTGAAAATTCAGAAAGTTTGTCAAACATTCCTTGTTGTGTATACTTCGCCATCAATTAAAGTTAAAAAAACTTACGTAATTTTCCTATATTCCCACCATATTTACCCATTTGAATATCTGATCCTAGCACATTGTTTTTATTACCAGCATCTGCCAAAAGATTAAACAAGTTTGCCAAAGATTTATTATCTTTTGATAATCTATATAATCTATAAATATCATCAATATAATTTGGACTATTCTTATCAATATATCCTTTTTGCTCTGCTTCTTGCATCATTTCTTTTACTTTATCTTCAGTAATAACATCTGTTGGTTGAAGATTAAATAATTGTCTTGCCACATTAATATTTGAGTGAATATTATCTTCACCAGGTGCAGTTGAATAGTCATAACCTTCTTGTAATACTTTTATTGCAGCTTTATCTTTTGGATTAATTTTTCCTTCTTTTATTGCTCTATCTAAAAAATCATCCCATGGCAATACATTTTCTGTAATTGTATTTGTATAAAAAGTTTTATATTTAGGATTATCATAAAAGAAAGGATCATTTAAATGCGTAGTCCATTCATGTGCTAATGTTGATTTAAAATTTAAAGGATTTTGTAATTGATCTTTTCTTATATATACTTGTGCACCATTTGGACTTTCAGATTCTGGAATATATTCACCAACAGCATTAGGATCTGAAAGTGCATCTTTAAGTTGTATAGGAGTGAGAGTACCATTTGTAAATTGCCCTTGCATTTGTGGAATAACTTGATTCATCAACTGAACATGTTTTTTTGCATCATTTGGAAATTCAGGATCAGTAATTGCAGACATATAGTTTGGATCATTATAAATTTTTGGACGTTCCTGATACCAATTATTCATATAGCTTTCAGTTTCTGATGGATTAGGTACTATTGTATTTATAGGTAAGCATGTTTGATATAGATCATTCCACTCATATCCTTCTGGACAATCATTAGGACCCATCATTCCACCCATTGCTTTTTTACGTATCTTACGTTCTTGCTCTATCATTTCACGTGTTGGCTTTTTGCCAGATCCAGCATTTGCTCTGATATTATCCCATAATCCTCTTTGAGAATAAGAACCATCTGCACGCTTAATCATTTCCCCACCCATAGCATACATATCTGTCATACCACCATAAGCATATTCAGGATTTTCCCTATGCCATTTCTTAGTAGCAGCAACACCTTGAGCTATAGTATTAGCACCAGCCTTATCTGTAAGATTTATAGTATCCCATTTACCCTTATCTTCTTTAGGATGGTTAACCATAATATCTCCTTCAGCATTCTTATATATTCTATGATACTCATCTCCTGCTGTTAGAAATGTACCACCATCAGCCCAAGTAGCTTTTGCATATGCTCTAAAGTATGGATTGTTTTTTAAGTTTTGTGCATGACGTGCATAAAAAGCATCTTTACCATGTTTTGATTTACTACGTTCTCCCATGCTTGGGTCACCAAAATACTTTTTAGTTCCATCTGGTCCAGTTACAACATGAGTTTTTCCTTTGCGCTCATCTGTTCTTCTAACAGTATATCCACCATTCTTATACTCATCCATACTAGATTCTCCACCATAAGCCATATGACTAAGTATCTTATGTTGTACATAGTCTGGCAATGCATTAAATCCTGGATTATTAATAGTACCACCTTCTTCTTTTGCAAAGTTTCTAGCAAAGTTTGCTTTCTTCACCATAGCAGGTGAATAGTTTTCTTTATTAGCCAAGATATGTGCAGCAGCCTCTTGTACAGACATTTTCATGCGTGTTGCTTGTGCTTTAAATGTACCTTTTTTAGCAGGGTCTAAATGTATTCCACCAGCTTTAGCTTGTTGATATGCTTGATCTAATGACATCTCTTGTTCTTGAGGTGACACTTGTTGTTGCATACCAGGAACAAACTGACCAAGTGCTTGTGCTTGATTTTGCATCAATGCTTGTTTTAATTGTTCCTTAAGCATTTTTTCTTGCTGAACTTCTGCTTGTCTTTTACCAAAATTGGTTAGCACGTCTGCTATAGTCCACTTGTTAGGGTTACTTGAGTTCATTATCTTGGGCTATTTAAATTTTTAACATTTGTAAGTTTAAGAATCATCTTATTATCACCACTTATATTTTTTCTCAGAATTACTTTGTTACCATAGTGTCTGAATTTTTTATGTTGAAGTGGAGATTTGTCATAATCTACATAATCTGGATTGATGACTTTTTTATATCCAGAACATTCAGTATTCCACATAGGAAGTTTAGTTCCTGAAAATTCGCCTCTATCATTTGTAATATCCCAGAATTGATTAAATCTATATTTATTTTCTTCTTTAGAGAAAAGTATTTCAATATAATCTGGTCCTATTACTGGATTAGCTAGAATATCTAATGGATTACTTTTTTGTTTAATACGCATCCTTAGTATTCCAGATATTTGTTCTGAGTTATAAATGATTGCTCTGTCAAAGTTTTGATCTAAAACATGAAAATAATCCTTGCCATCATTATAAAATTTATAGACATCAAGATAGTATTCAAAACTTCTCAGAGTTGTAATTTTATTTGGTGTTACAATAGGATATTCTATTTCCCATGGATAATCAGTTCCATAATAATTACAAAAACTATCCCATCTATTATTGTGTTTCCAAATTTGATTATTATTTATTGTATAGAAATTTTGATATGATGGCATCATCAAACTTGGTAACCAATCATGAAAACTAATCCACATTTTAGATTTTGGATCATAACTAACTGTCCAGTTGCATGGTTCAAAACATGTAGGATCATCAAATGCACATGGACATTTTTGAATAATTGGATTAAGTTTTATTGTAACCTCGCACAGTTTTTCATCACCATTATCATTTGTTACAAGAATTGCATATGTTGTATTTCCTGCAGGAGTAACTGTCAAACTTCCATTTAATGGTAAAGTGCCAATGCCATTATTCATTTCAACTGATACAGCATTTGATGTAGACCAAGTTAATGTAACTGATTGACCATATTCTATTTCAATTGCTGATGCACCAAGTTGACATTCAGGACAAGCTACTCCAGGTAGAATTTCTGTAATTTGACATAATGGAATATCACATCCTGTATTCAAAGGTGTACTTCCATCTGGACATACATAATTTCCAAAACTTTCAGGATCAGGTATTTGTTCACCTATATAATCTCTTGTAGAAAATAAGATATATGGTTCTAAATCTAATTCAGTAGGACCACAGTCTAAAGGTGAAGTTGTAAATGGAGTAAGTAAACCACTTGTTTGAAAATCTGCCAATGTAATATCATATATTTCACCAGCAAATGCTGCACTATTACCATGATTACGACCACAAAGTTTTATAGTTCTTGATCCTGCTGGTAATGTGACAGGAAACACATGCCATGATGTAAATGGTACTGTTATACTGCTATCAGTAGAACCAGACGTAGTACGTGCAGCAAGATATACCCAAAGAATACCATCAACATATATTTTGACTTCATTATCACCTGCAATGCCAATAAGATATTGTCTTGTTTCAGGAACATCAATGCAAAAAGAAAAACAAATATCAGTATTAAATGGAGTAGTTCCACCATTTGGCCATACACCTGCAATATTTAATCTTCCACGAGTTGAACCACCGCATGCACTTGATGAGTTCCATAATTGATTTTGAACATTAACCAATGGTGTGATAACAGTACCTAATCCATTTGATGCTTTTACTTTATATGTAGAGTTATCTCCACTAATTGAAACAACACCTTTTAATGGTTTTAAGTCTGATGTAATGTCAGGATACAATCTAATTCCATATCTGTTATAAGCACTTAAATTTTGAGCAGCATCAATATCTAACATTGAACCAGTAAATTCTGCAGGAACTGTAATTTCCTCTGCACACTCACCATTAATTATTATAGTTCCTGGAGGACATCCCTCACATTCTTGTACAATAGGTGGATCATATGGAATATCTGGAGGATCTATTGTTCCACATATATAATATGGTACACCATTAGGATCATCAAAAAGTAAATCATTTCTCAATGGGTTATAATCCTTTTTTGAGAAATATATTAACTCATATGTTGAGTCATAAATTGCTTGGACGCCAATACCTGCAACAGGATTATCATATAATGGATAGTTTGGATATATCTCTAACATCTTAGATGGTAGATTTTCTGCAAACCAAAACTTTAATCCTGTACGTGAAATTTCTTCTAAACCAGAACCATTGGATGTAAATATCTTACCTATGTCTTGAGAAACAAAGAATAAACCGTATGGAGTATTTATAGCAGCTCTTGAAGATATTGAAGATCCATATGAAAGAGCATCATCTGCATTAACAAGACTCTGAAAATTCTGTTGAAATAATCCACTATCACCAATAGATACTTTTGTACCAGCTTGTGTTTGAAGTTGGTCCTGTCCCACAAATGTTGTTGGCTCAGCATTTTCAAATAAAATAATGCAACCTGTAGCATTTAATGGTTTAATAATGTTTATTCTTCCATTAAAGTCTTTATAGTTAAGAGGTAAGTAATTTCTCCAGTTATCTCTTCTAAGTCCTGATTTTTGTTGTAATGAATACACACTTCTTCGTGGGTAGTATTCAAAACATGATGAATAGAGTTGTGGGTCATAGTCACGTGGTAAGATGTTTCCCCAATTTGCGAGATTGTTGAACAATTTGGAGCTACTAAGTGATAAGTCATATTTATAATATGTTGGTTTTTTAATAATATCTGACCTAAACATTGTGCTTAAATCATTAAATGAGAAACCATAAACATCAAAGAATTTTTGAAAATCTTCAAGTCCGTAATCTCTATATGCCATGTTTAATTCAGACTCTGTGTAATAATCACGCACACCATTATAGAATAAATAAAACCAGTTATGTTTTCTTACTAATCTTAATGTAAATCCATTGTTACCAGGAGCATCTAGTCTGTAATTATCAGATGGTGTTGTTATATCTAAATCAGGAAGTATATCTGTTGGAAAGTTCCAATCAAATGTCATTTGAAAGTCTGATGAATCAAAATTTGCATAATTTGCCCAATATCTTGGTGCAGGCCCATTTACATAATTTCTATAATCATATTCAGTTCCATCTAATTCTCCAAGCATCCATGTATTGAAAAAATAGTATGGCATTTTTTCTGTATATCTATTAATATACACATCACCACCAAAAATAGCAGTTGTAGAATATGTTAATCCTACAGCAGGTGTTATTTCATATACACATGAATCAGTTGGTATTTGAACAATACTATACAGTTGACCATATTGATTTTGATAATCAACTTTAATAGCACCATAATATTGACATATATCAGATGTAAATTCACCAAATGGATTTTTGTATGTGATGCCAGTTATATTATTACCTACTAAATCTTTAACTCTTTTTTTAGAATTATCAATTGATGCTGGATTTGGCAAGTCTTCTGTCAATTTTAAACAAACAAATTTTGTTCTATTAAGATTATTTATCCTGTAATAATTATCAAAATCTTGAACGTGCATTCCAATGTACTTAATCATATTGTTTTGCACTTTTCTTCTAAAACATTTAGGATAACCAGATGGAACATTAGAATTAATTACATTGGCATAGTTAGAATAAAAACCATGACTATTATATTGAAGTGCATAGTCTCTATAATTAGCCATATTGCGTATTAAATCTAATACCACACTCATTCCTTTTGGAACCCAAAAACTAAGTTGCAATGTAAACTGAATGATACCTGCAATAGTACCTAACAAGTTTCCTTGACCACCTGCAGAGAATGCGGCCACTATTCCACCACTTACTAAATCTGCAATAGTTGTAGCAGGAGCAGCATCACGTGATGCATCTGCATATGGAGCACCTGTTCCTGCTGCTAATGGAAAGTTACCACCTTTGATTGTTGATTTTCCCAATGCATCAATTAAAGCAATACCTAAACCAACACCTACAGCTAATGTAAATGCATTATCAGTTAATAATTTAAATCTTGGATGTTTATATGGTATTTCATATTTACCTGTAGATGTCCCTTTTTCTTCAGTATAAATTTTAATATAATTTGTACCAAATGCAGGTCTTTCAAAATGGATTTCTGGTGAGTGAAACGCTAAATAATTCTTTTTGTATTTGTTAAGTTTAGATGCATCTTCCCATGGCTCTTCGTTCTCATTGTTGTCTAATATTGTATAATCATCAGATAAAAATGGATCTGGTCTTAAATCATTATATGGATAGTTTTCAAATAAACCTTTTCTATTGCCAATAGAACCATCTACTTCAAACTCTACCATATTAGAAAATAATCCTTTTGTTATAATAGATTTATTATTTTCTCTTGAACCTCTTAAAATCTCATAACCAACAATCTCAGAAATAGGATTACCATTAGCATCTACTGGTGGTTCAATATTTGAAAACTCTACACCAAGCACAACAATTTTGCTACTTCCTTGATTATGTATATGTATTGTTTCATTTGATGGCATTTTGTGATGACGTATTGGTTGATAACACAAATCACCCCATACTTCAGGATTAGTTGGATATTTCTCTATTGATTCCCAGTATGCCATGTTACCTCTTGCTACAACGATACCACCATCTTTTTCTATACCAGATGCAGGTGCATATGTTGCAGTATCATATACTTGCCAAGCTTTTGTTTCTGTTGGATCAACAATATCATTACTTGTTATATTTACTAAATCAGATGGAATTGCAGCTCTTCCTGGAATATGATATGAAGCGGTTCTATTACCTGTGTTATATATCCATCTAATAAAAAATGAATAAACTTCATCACGCATGTATCCTACATGATTGCCACCATTCCAATAAAAATTTGCATCATATTCAACTGCTACCCAATTTGTAAGTATTTTATTAGCTTGGATTTGATAATTAATATATGGTTGAGTACTTACACCACTTCTTATAAGATATCCATTTACTGCAGCCATTTTTTCACTACGCTCATATACAACATTTCTAAGTGGTATATAAGAAAGTGGTACTGTTTCTAAACTTCCTTGAATTATATCAAGAACAACAGTTTTTTGATTGATATTATAATATCCTATTTTTTTAGCAATAGCTTGTTGTGTGACAACTGAAATTATTACAAGTTCATACTCATCATATTGCTCATCCAAATCAGATAAATCAATTTGTATACTGCCTCCTTGACCGCTGTCTTGCCATAATCCTTGAGGAACACTTGGCATTGAATATTCAGTAAGACGTATTCCATTTTCTGAATATGCAATAACCGCCATGTAACTGCCATTATTCAATTGGCCAGCACCTAATGCTTTTTTAATTGTCACACATGGTTGTTGAATTAAAGGATGCAAACGAATTTTGTCACAATCCAGTCTATCTGTACACACCTCACCATCGCATGGATTATCACTTGCTGGTTCGCAGATATAAGGAACATTATTTATATTCATTGTTCTGTCAGGATTTAAGTTATCCTGCCAGTATGCTGAAAATGTACAATCATAGTTTTCTTTTACGAAAGCTGTAATAAGATGTGTTGTTTTAAAATTTAAACAATCATCATTAATGACTTTGCTATATGTGCATGTTGACTCATCAAAAATTCCAATTTCAGAATTAATATTATTTGTAGAAAACAATAGCCATTCAGTTTCTCTAATAAACGCATAACCTATTATTGTATAAGGAGCTTCAGTGCAATATCTGTTTGAAGGCTCATTTCCAATTGAACCTGACTCACCATAATGTGAATTATTAATAGCATTTATAGCGTTGTACCAAAGACCATCTGCCATGTAAATGTCAGTATTGTCTTTATTCATTCCTTTATTAAAGGAATTTGTTTCAGCTCCTGATGTATTTTGAATTCCTTCAGCCATTGTTTTTAACTATAATAAGGATGGTAAGGCATATAATTCTTAAACATATCATAATATCTATGATATTGCGCTTTTCTATTTGTTTCCCAAATTTGTTTCATTTCGCCAAAGTCAGGAGTATTAATAAAGCCAAGCGCTTTGTTTCTTGCTTCTCTAAGTTTAGCAGACATTAATTGCATCAATTGAACTGTGTTCTCACCTGCCTGAGCAAGGTTTTCATAAATTCTTTCTTTCAATGCATATTCATAATATTCGTCAGCATATGGATGACTTAGAACCATTAGTTCTCCTTTGTCTGTTTCCATAACACTTTCATACATTATAAGCACTTCACCTTCTTTAAAATTTGTTTCTAAGAATCCATTTTTCAAAAAGACATTGTAATAATTACGCGAATTAACATCAACACAATCTGCTGATACAGAATTGTTTTTTACAATACCAAGTCTGAATAGATTTTTAAACTTTCTAGTTCTACCATTACATCTATCAATAACTACTGGGCATCCATTCTCACTTGTTAATGAACTTTCGTGACATGGATTGGTATCAATTATACAAGGATTTGGTGGTATTGGACATGGATCTGGTGGACATGTTGCATCACAAGATGCTTTTGAACCCATTATTGTTACTACTACTCCTGTATAAGTTGTTGAATAGTTTGATACCAGCTGAATTGTATCCTGATCAACAACAATTATTTCCAAATTTAATAAAGTATGATTTGCAGCAAGAGCCTGTACAATAACATAGTTAGTACCTAAGTTATGTGTAACTGTATTTATGCCTGGTGCAATTGTCATAACTTGTGTGCATTGCTCTACCATATTTCTATAAATTTCAAATTCTGCTTGATAAATGCCATCAGCCACACCTTGTTGATATGTCTTATAAGACCAAAGTGGTGGTGTTTCTGTTTCAATAGAACCTGTACATAAAAGTGCATGATTCAAAACATAAAAATCAGATGGTAACTTTGCACGATAATTAGATACTTCTAACATCTTTGTGCGATTTGGATTAATCTTTAATCCTAAATCATAATTAACACGTTGAACTACCTTAATAAGTGTTTGGTCATCAATCATGCCTTCAAGATCATATGTTCTTATATCAATCTTGACACTATCAAGAAGCTCATCAAATGTTCTATATTTTAATTCTGTTTTCATTTATTATGATGTTGCACTTGTTGCTGATTGACCAGGATCAGATGGAATTTGAATCATCACACCAAGATCACGCATAACTAGTTGTTCAATTTCTGAGAATAAAAATTCTGGTACATTTATCTTTTGATCTGTAATAAAAAGACAATCATCTTTTGTGTCACAAGTAAGTTTTGAAATGTCATCTTCAAATACACCTTCAATTCTTATTGCATCCCAATCTAAGTTTGGGAAATATAAATAACCATTCAAATACCAATAGTATTTTTTAGTATTATACTTAAATGTACTCTGTTTAGATATTTGTTGAAATGTAGAAGGGAATGTAGCTAAAAGTTGTTGTGATAAATCTAATGATGTTACAGCTCTTAGTAAAGGTCCATAATATCCTTCAATCATTCTTGGTAATTTATCCTTTGTTCTTTTAAAATAACAACCTGTGTCAACACCAAAACATTGTGCTTCAGCTTTATCTACAGTAATAAGTTCAATAAAATTTAATGTTTGAAATACACTATTAAATTTCATTATACGATTTAGATTATCCTGACGATGCATGAAAAAACGTGCATGTTTCATAATCATAGAATACAAATATCTATTTGTGATATTGGCATCTTGCTTTACAGATTTAATCTGATTACGCACTCTTGATATTGCTTCTCCAATTGTCATCTTAAAATTCAAATTCGTTATATGTTTTCAAACCTTCTTTAGTGTCTTCAGTTCTTTCAATATTATACAATCTACTTCTATAAAGACTACTAATTTTCATACGAGGATCTACCTGTATATAAACATTCCATTTTTTTGGATATTCTTTTGCAACATTTCTTTTAAATTCTCTTATTGCAGAAAAACCCCACAATTCATTATTTTTAAATTTATATCTACTTGCAAATGTTGTAAAAAATATTTTTGCCAAATAGTCATCACTTTCATAGTTCTTATGCTGTATGACTTTACCATAATCAGCTGAGGTTTTAAAGTCTACATTTTTACTTTTTTTACGTGGACAAGAACCAATAAATAAGTGACCTAATTGGCTTGGTATTTCTACACCATCCCTTTTGTCTATTACTGTATTCCATACTTCTTTGTTAAACTCAAGTAGAATACTTTTTATTTGTTTCTCTGTTAGATACTTAGCTGCAAAAACTTCAGATTGTATATGGTCTACCATATCTTTGACAACAGTTTTTTTAGTTGTCTTTCTAAATCTTGGCGCTTTTACATCTGGCATACAATTTTTCATAACAGATCCTCATTAAAAATATAGGCAAAATAATTGGTTTTAACAAATGTAATCAAAAAAACAAAACCCCCACAAGTGTGAGGGTAATGCGTTGTTGTTACAAAAACTCACAAACCTACAACTTTTTAAGCTAGTACTGTTATTAGTACAGGTAATGTTTGCATGCTAACTGAAAGTGGAATTACTGAAATTGTATTGTTATTTACAATATTATATGTATAATCAACACCTTGAAGTAGTAATCCTGAAGTATTTACATGAAATGACACAATGATAAATGGTGTATTTAAGTTATGCGTTATTGCAACAGGTGCAACACCAAGTGGAGGAAGAGATTGAGCATATCTAAAACTTCCACTACCACCACCAGTATTAATAATAGTAAAGTTGGGATAAGTACCTGTTACCGTTATGCCAGCACCTGCAGTTAGGACTACTGTCTGATCGGGAGCTGAATTGGTTATAGTGACTTGAGTAGCTGTAGATGATAGGGAGACCCCAGTGCCAGCTGTTAAGCCTTTTGTTGCCAATGCAGGACCTGTGCCATCGTTAACTAATGTTTCTGTACCACCTGCAGAAGCTAAAGTAACAGCAGATCCTGGGTCAGTATTTGTTACAGTAAAAGTTGTTTGAGATCCTACTGTTACAGAATTAACTTGAATACCTGTACCAGCTGTAACAACAAATGCTTGTGTACTTGTTGGAATGTAATCTAAGAAATCTTCAAATGCAATTTTTACTTGTTCGCAACCATTGACATAGCTAATTGTATATGCTATATTATTATTAGGATAACACCATGCACCAGTTGTAGCAGCAGTCCATGGAGCATCAAATACTAAATTTGATATCAAACTGTCATCGTTATATTTTATATCAATTAAATCTGAAGTTAACCATACTAGATTTCCAATAACTTTTGCATTATACAAGTTACCATTATTATCTTTATACGCATTTGCTATAAAGTCACCATCAGTTTCATTACAATCAATAGGTCTTACTAAACGTATACGTAAACCATAATTTTTATTAAATACAGCAGTAAGTAATGTATCGTCATTATATGCTAAACTATAATATGGAGCTGTTGTTGCATTAGTTTCATCATATCCCCAATATGCACCAATTTGACCATTATTTGTACTGAATAAACCTGAATTAAGTCTATAAACAGATGGTAAAACATTTAAAGAACTAGAATTTGTGGCAGCACTATTTGGATTACTCCAACATGTTACTGATTTCATTGGTCCTCCTGCTATATTATTCCATGGTGATAATGTTGCTGAAGTGTCTAATGCTAATGCTAATGCAAACCAATCATTTTGATTTGGAACACGCCATGTATTAATTGGATTATCTAAAACATCAATGTTAACAATTCCACCAGAAACTCGACCATTTCCTGATGTTCCTAAATTCAAAGTGTACCAGTTATATAATTTACCAACATATGAACATGTTGCTATAGAATCTGTACAAACTAGTAAATAATCAGGATTATCTATTTGTGTTACTGCTGGGATTGCGCAACATGAACCAAGACATATATAATCAACAATTGCTTCTAAAGCTTCTGTCAATGACGAGTTTTCTGGAATAATTGGATTATCCTGACATGTTATTCCTGGACCAGTATACACAACACATTCTGCATTAATTATTTCAGTACATGGTTGTGGATTAGAACATACAGGAGGTGGAGTAATACATGGTTCAGGTATTGCTGGTCCACATCCACATCCTACGCAATTATTATTATAAGTTGTCATATCTATTTATTTATAAGTTTTATTTAAATCATAGTTAAAAATAATTCAAGAGTAATGTCTTCGCAAGGACAAGTAATCTTGCCATCAATTGAAACATTAAGTATAACACGATCATCACCACTATCATAATATGATCCAAATTCAGGATAATTTAAATTAAGATATATTATTAAATCAGTCATTGTTGATAAAGATGGTATTATAAAATCATATAAAACAGTATCCTGACATCTTATCATAAAATGATTAATTGGAAATGTTATATAATTAGAATAAACATCGCAATTACAAGGTATATATTCTTCTAAAACACAAGATAGTACACCATAACAACTAGTCAATGTATATCCATCTGGACAAGTCCATGTGATTGTTTGACCAGGAGCTGCAATAATTAATGGTGGAGATTGTATTAAACTTTTTGTGGAAAATAAAATAAATGGTTCTAAATCTGCAACTGTAACACTTGAACTATTTAAAAAAGCATACATTGTCTGATTAGATGGCCATACATCACTTGCAGTACCAACAGGTATATCATAAATTTCTGCAGCAAAAGCAGCAGGTGCTGAAAAATCATAACCAGACAATTCAAACTTATGATTGCCAGCTGGTAGTGTAATTGGAAACATATGCCAAATAGAAAATGTTCTAACTGCATATCCACTTACTGGACTACCAGTAGGACTATTTGAACCCCAAAGATTTACTAAATTAAGATTAGTAACACCACCCATAAATGTAGTAGAGGTTATATTTGCTTTAATTTGATTATCGCCTGCAATTGCAAAAATATAAGTTTTTGTTTCTGTAATATCAATACAAAATTCAACAGTTAACCATTCTTCAATACCATATCCAGTTGCCCATAGACCTGCCAAATTTAATCTACCTTGTGTAAGTAATCCAGTTGGATTATTAAAAACTTGATTAGCTGTAATTGCTGTAGATTGTATATTTATTAATGACCCTATACCTGAGTTATCATAAACTTGAAAACCAGCAGCACAATATGGATTATTTGATGGTGGTGGAGATGGACATAACGATCCATCATGCCATCCATTTAATGGGTATATTTTTGCAGAAATATCTTCATATAAACGTGTTCCACCGCTTCCATATGATGGACTTTTACTACCTTCTACAATTGGAACTGTTGTGCCACCTTCAGGTGTTGCTGCTATAATATCTAATTTGTAACATTTTTTTGTTACTGGATCAACAATATATCCATCAGGACATTTGCAACATATCACATCACACCAACTTAAACCATCCCAATATTTAGTAACACAATTCCATGGGTCAAGTGTACGCCATTCTGTTGGTGTTTTAATAGTCACATTACAATCGCAAATATTGACCCAATTTATACCATCAAATATTTTATACTTATTACTCATTATATCAATGTGCAAGGTTCTATCCAAACATCACCTGGTCTTATTGTATTGTTAGTTCCAATATAATTTATACCATATCCTTCAATAGACCCATATATACTATCAAAATCAGATTGTGTTGGTTCTGTTGTTTGAACAAATACAGCCACGCCTCTTCCTGATTTTCCATCAGTTCCTGAATTACCTGGTAAACCTTGTGGTCCAGCAGGACCTATAGGACCAGAACTTCCAGTTGCACCAGTTGCACCATTAGCACCATTGCAACCTGTACATATATATGATGTGCTAATTAAACTATGAGATGTGCCATTGATATAGTTAATTTGTAAACCAGAACATGGACAATGAACATCTCCTGCTAATAATGTTATAACTTCAATGTAGTTGCCATCAGCGCCTGCTGAACCATCTAAACCTGGTAGTCCTTGAGGTCCAGGTATTAATTGTATATTACATATCTGATCAATAACAAGTTGAAACAGTTCTGAGAAATCTGTTGGTGGACAACTTATGTCGTTAAAACATGAAATATCATACTTTGTAGGATCTAATAATACAAGTGTATCACAAAATTGAGTTGCAAGTTTATATAGTACATCGGTAATTGTATCACCTTTGCAAAGTTTTAGACATGGAATATCTGGACCTTCCCAGATTACACAGTTTGAAGAAGTTTTTATACATCCATCTTTTGTTCTCATAACTTATTTTTTAACATGTTCCTAAACTTGTTAATGACATATCTATACCTATAGTAGCAGGTAGAGGTGCACCGCCAGTTAATTGTGCCCCAACAAAACATATAACATTACGAGTTACAGTTACACAACCTTCTCCTACACAATAGATCATTTCACTTGCTATATACACACTTGAACCATATGATTGACCATTAGGTATTGTTATAACTAAATCAGTTTCCACAATTGGATCAGTACTACAAGCAATGTATTCTAATCTTATTGTAACTTCAATATCTGCACCTGTATTAATTAATGGATTACCAGATCCATCTTTTAAATCAATTCTTACAAGTTTTCTAATTGGAGTATATGCTGTATCTACTGGACCAATTGGATCTGTACAAATTTCTGGTAAAGTAGGAATTGTTGTATTAAGATAAAACAATTTACCAATATATGGTAAATCTTTAAGAATACCAGTTGTCTCAACGTAGCCAGATATGCCACAATCATATATTGCATATATACGTACAACATACTCAAATCCTGCGTCAATTCCTGGACTTACAATATTATATGATAATGGTGTTGGTCCTATAGTATTGGTTATTAATGGAACAGTACCTCCCACATAATATACTTCAACTTTATACCCCAATGGTGATTGTGAACCTGTAGTGACAGGTGGAACCCATGTAATTGTACCAGATGTTGTAGTAATTGATTCAATTGATACTGATACTGGTGGGATTGTTACACAAGGCAATGCTGCTGAAGTTGACATGCAATCATTTAATTGACATACAACTAACCAAAGATTGGTCATTGATTGAGCTGCAGTAGTTGGATTTATTATCCAACCTGGAATATCACCATACGTTCCTGTTCCACAAGGTAATGGCGTTACTTCATCAATACATATTGTATTAATCATTTGTTGCCATTCTGTTAAAGTGCCAAGTATTTGCAAATAACTACAAAGTGCTTGTTCCATGTTATGGAATGCCACCTCAATTGGTAGTACTTGATCTGGGGCTGTACCACTTAAACATTGTGTAGTGATATTAATAACTGGAGGCGTAGTACTTCCACCACCACCATTATTAATAATATTCTGAATTATTTGTACTTGTGTATTAATAGCTGTGAGTGTTGCCTCAAAACTTTCTATCTTAATAATGATATCACAAATTTGTTGAGCTAAATATTCTACATACTGATCTAATGGTAATGCTGTAATTAAATCACCTGTAGATGGATCAATATACTGTAAACATTCAGGTAAATCTGCATTAGGCATTGGAAAAGGTGTAGGAGGAACTGGATCAGGTGGTAAACAAATCTTAGTAATAATTAATTGAATAGTTTCCAGTAATGTGTCAGGTGGGCATTCGCCACTTTCCAATAAACAATCAAAATCAAGAGTTGATATGTCTAAAACATTTTCAGTAATATCGCAAAGAATTTTTGCCAATTCAAAAATAACAACATCAATAGTATCACCTTTGCACAAGTTAATACAAGGAATGTTTGGTCCATCCCATGTTACACACGTAGCAGATACAGGCATGCATCCACCCTTTCTGTATTTATCAATATTTGATGGTAATGCTTTCATTTATAATGTATTAATATATTCTTCTACAGCAGTGTATCCACAACAACTATTAACTGCAAGAAGATTACAATTTTGTCTTTCTAATCCCCTTTCATATATCTGCTTCATCTCATATGCAAGATCTGGATCTAAACGTTTTTTACAACTGTCTATTCCAAAACGACTTTTATTAAACTCTTGAAATAAAGAGTCAGCAAATAATTCATTTATGTATACTTGTGTATCCATTATTTTTTTGGATAATAATTATGTGGTACGTCCCATACAAATGGTCCTTGATTTTCCTGTGTTAAATTTGGTTTTAATGATGCTTCATATGCTGTTATACATTGAGAGCAACAAGACTTACCATTAGATGCAGTTCTTTGTTGACAACTGCATGATAATTTATTTCCACAATTTGCGCATTTCATATTCTTCTGTTTTTATTGGTTATCTACACATAATACAACAACCCATGATATATTTATCTAAAAGCTTATTTGCATATGCCAACATTTGCACACCTTGTTCTGGTGCATGGCAATATTCTGCTTTTGCTTTTGCAGCATCAATAAGCATTTTAATATATCTTAGATCATCAAGTTTTTGTTTTTCTTCTGAACTTGGTTCACATTCTTGCAAGTGAAGTTTACAAATTTCACCTAAATATCTATTTGTTATTGCAGTTGTTCTCAAATGAAAATATTGAACATACGACTGATCATTAGGTGATATACTATATTTAATAGTATAAAGACCATCATGCAATGGTGAACCTGGAGGACAATCAATACCTAAATCTGTAGCATCAAATACTGCGCAGAAATTAGGTGTTAGACCTAATGTAATATATACAGGTTGATTTGTTCCTGGTATTGTTATATCTAATTGCTGACATTCTATTGGTAAAATAGCAGGATCAGCATATATTGATGTATCAACAACTCTAATGATATTCTCACAAGCTGTTTCAGGTACATCTAATTGTAATATGTGTGTAATTGCCATAGTTGCGAGTTTTAAATACCGCTTCAATAAAATTTAAGAAAATTTTCTGAAAGATACAATAAAAAAAGAAAAGAAGAGCGCAATGCCCTTCTTTTCCTCTTTATAATAGTCAGGTATGCTATTACGCAACAACCTGTAGGACAACACCTGTACCAGCAGAAGTTAACCAAGTATTCCACCAAGTTTGGAATGTTGTCATGTTTGTTATAGAAGCTGCAGGAGATCCAGTATAACTAGGAACAACAATCTTAACTAAGTATTGGTCATTATCAAATACACCAGTTGGGTTATTCTTACGAGGAATGCTATGTAACAAGTAGTAAACACTATACTTAGTACCACGTGTAATTTCTGGACCGCCAGCATTACTTGTACCAAGAACAGTATCATTCAATACTTCACGTAGACGTGGATCACCATACCAAGGCTCTTGTTGGTAACGTTTAGCAAGAATTAACTCACGTACTAAAGTTTCACCAAATCCTTTTCCTTGTACTGCATTTTGAATCTCAGTAATTGTAAAACAAGATACAGCACATGTATCACCACCAAGATCATTTGCATTATTAGCATAAGCAGCTAATGAAGCATAAAGTTGAATTGGCTCAACTTCAAAATAATCTTTTGGATCAAATGAACAATCACCAAATACTGTGTCAACATATGCACCAATGATATCAATACAAGAACTTACAGTGTTAGCTGATGCTCCAGTTGCAGGAGTATAAGTAGCAGTAGTAGTTGTACGATATACAGAGATTGCAGTACCAGCAGCAACAGTAGCAGGCAATACAAATGGAGTTTGGCTTTGATTAACCAAAGGAACTGTAGTAGAACCAGCAACATAAGTAGAGCCTACATATGCAGAGTATCCATTAAATTTAACTTTATTACCAGCTTGAATTGCAGTAGCACCAGCACCAGCAGAAACAACAGTAATTTGTGAAGTTCCAATTGTACCAGAACAAGTAGTAGATAATGCAGTTTTAACCCAAACAAAAGCTTGAACAAATTGACTCAAGAATGGAGTAGAGTTGTTACCAGAAGATACACTATTAATTTGATCAGCCCATTGTAACAATACAACTGTAGGGTCAACTAAATCAGGAGTTGTTGGAGATACAAGATTTGTACAACATCCAGAGTATGCACTAAGTGTTTGATACAAATTGTGGTTTAAGAAACGTAAAGCTGGAGAACCTTTAATGTCCAAACGTAAATCATACATTGTATCACAAGTAAGACCACAGTTTGTCTGACAAATCTCAATTACATCATTTACTGGGTTTGATGGGTCAGTTCTATAGAATGAACTTACAAACTTAGCATTGATTCCTTTTGATTTTACAGACTCTTTGTAACCTCCATGGAAAGGACCAATCTTGTCATTTAAATGGAAACTACCTTGAGCCAAGTACACTTGAGAATATGCATTCGCAACTGTAGATGGTCCATAAGTTGGAGCAATAGCAGGGTCAATAGGCAAATTTGTTAAAGCATTAACAATTGCAACTTGACCAGCAGAAATTGCTGAAGTTGTAGCAGGAGTAGAACCACCATTAGGAAATGGAATTGGAGTAACCCCACCAGCAGGGTGCGTTGCAGCTAACATTTTCTGAAACGCATGTGGAAAATAAGACATAACAATTAAATTTAGAAATTAAACAAAAAAAACAATTAACAATTTATTTTAAAAATTTGAGTTTATATTTAGCTGAGTTTAATGTTGATTTGACTGTGTCAAGATCATTAACTATTTCACTATAAGGCATTACAGCTTGTAGTTCATTAATCTCAGAAGATATCTCTCGTATATAAGATAATGCATCTTCTACAGAATTGCAAACTTTTGTTGAATATTCTTTTTCTTTAGAACATTCAATAATTCTTTCTACTGCACCTTGATAACCTTCAATAAGGGAATCAGCATGTCCAGGCAGCGCATCATACAAATCATTTAATGCTTTATGAGCAGCATAAGAACCAAGATCTTTTACTTTCAAATGTAGTTTATGAAATGTAACTGCAGCATCCATAAGTTTATAACCTAATTCAGCAACTTCCTCATCAAGAGGGTATTCAGATGTGTGATAACTTTCTTTATCTCCAACAACTGAAATTAAAGGGCGTCTTTTTAATGAGTATCCATTAGTAAAATCCATAATATTTTATTTTATTCGTTTGTAAGTTGGCTTTGTTGCGCTCTTTGCATTTGGTTAAATGATTCTATATCTCCTGCTAATATAGCAACTGCACCATCTATCATAAGTTCAGTTACATCATCTTTGAATTCACATGTAATGTCAGCTGTTGCTGGTAATCCAGTGCTAATATCAGTACATCCTAAAAATTGGATAGGACGTGGTTTTCTATAATATGTCAATTCTGCATCATCCAATTCAAATTCATTATTTGTATAAATACGAATTCTATTACTCTGCATTGTGCAAAATGACTCACCCCATTCCCAACTTGGTTTTTTAAACTCATCTGATAATAAGTTATCTACGTCAGCTGTTTCATCAAGATATATTGTTAAAGCACGTGGAGGACAACATTCTTTAGTACCTTTTATTGACATTCTTTTAAAATATAAATAGTCGTTAGGTATTAATTCTGTTTCATAGAATAAATCACGTTTAACTATTGACACCTTATCAGATAATAAGATATTCTGAACATCATCAATCTGCATTTTTGAAGATTCATCATATTCAGGATGAGTAGGTGTTACGTGTATTTGTCTACGTACCCACTCAAGTTGAGCTTTATTAAATGCTTCAACTATTTGCCAACATTCAATATTGTCATAGTCAAATGAAGCGAGTTTATTTAAACGCTCATAAATCTTTATTCTGAGAAGATTGTTATCCATTAGTTATTCCAGTGTTGTTCAACATTACGTATTACATCCATAAGAATTTCCTCATTGAGTGGATTTTTCAAATACTCAACAATCTCAGATGGAGTTTTTCCAAGCATTGCTCCACTCTTCATGTGATAAATGTTACCATCACCACGAGTTGCAATTACTTTATAGAAATTAGCATCTTTAACAATAGCTCTTAATTTCAATGTTTCCATATCTAATACACTTGTTTCCAAGAACTTAGATGCTGTTTTCTTTTTGTCTTTATCTACAGACTCACCATTAATATATTTATCCATATTGTCATAAAGAACATCATTTGGTGTAGATTTTCTGTATTGTGTAGAGTTAGCATCAATCACTTTGCAAACCAAGAATAACTTGTTAGCATTTTTGTCATAAAGTTTTTGAAGTTCAGCAAGAGCTTTATTACGCAATTTCTTAACTTCAGTTTTGATAGATACTGTCTCTTCATATCTGTCTAAGTAAAACTTATGGTTTGCACTGTGTCTTGCTTGTTCTAAAGACTTTGCAATAAGCGAAAAGCCACCAGCTTCAATAGCACGCAATTTAATTAGGTCATATGGATCAATTGTAGGATCAAGAAACACAGGATCATTGCCCATTCTCAAAACAATCTTTTCCCAAAACTCATCATTGTCTGGTCTAAGTAATTTTACCTTATTCCAAAATTCTTCATCTTTTGGATCAATTACGTTAGATGCCAATTCTTTTTCTAATTGAGCAACTGTTGTTCTGATATCTTTGATTGCAGCCTCACGTTGCTCTTCAGGTAAACTTTTAATTTCTGGAGCAAATTCATTAAGACCTGTTACATATCTTTTAATACCATTGTACTCAAGACATGCGATAACTTCTTCATGTACTACTCCTTCAAATACTGCCATTTCATATTTCTCCAATCCCATATTTGAAATTGAACTATTAATGTAAGGCTTAATTGATACAGTGCTTGTTCGCTTCTGTACCCTGTCTTTTTCAACTACTGTGACGTTTTCCATTTTTACTTTGTTTTAAATAGGTTTTTCTTTCTTCTTTTTTGCAACGTTAGTCAGCATTTCTGCCTAAGCTCCTGAACCACGCCAAGGTGTTGCTCTCAGGAGAACCAAGAAGGCAGGAGAGTACCTTCTTGGCGTTTGCTTCCATCAGATTCACATCTGATACTGAGGAGGTGGAGCGTCTTATTTACGTCTTTTAAGAGTAGTTACACTTTTAGTCATACTAGCTTTAGCTGTACCACCTTTTTTGAAACTACGCATCTGATCTTGTGTAGTATTAGTAGTTGAATTATCTACACCACTACCAATTCGTGGTGTCATTTTACTACCAGTCTTTGCATTAAAGCCTGTACTACTACCGCCAGCGTTCATACGTTTTAATTGCTTTGCCATTGTATATTATATTAAAAATTACAATTAGAATGATCCTCCAGTCACTGGATTTCTCATAACAATCTTCAACACTTTAGTTGGATCTTTAACCCAAATTGATGGCATTGTTTGAGACATCATCACGCGATATCCATTAAAGTTTCCAGAAGACTGGAATCCTTGTGAACGTCCCATGTAGTCCATAGTACCATTTTGGTAGAACCATTTCAATTCACTATCCCATTTCAATTTCAACAAGAAGATGTTGTCATTTGTATTGTCAGTGATATCAAAAATGATAAAGTTGTAAGAAGATAATGGGAAACCATCAATGATTGGGTTTTCAATATCGTTAGTATGTACATTGTCAAATGCAGGGTTAAGAACAAATTTCACATTTGCCAAGAATGGAATTGTGTAACTTGTAAATGCAAATCCAAAGTTCAAGTCCATTGCATTGTTACCTGAAATTGCACCAACACCTGATTGATCCATGTTGACAGTAAGACCAGTACCAAATGCTTCTTTTTTGATAGCTTGGTTAATCATTTTCATACCTGCCATACCAGTTTGTACAATCAAGTTACGTTGTGGATCTGGTCCTTTAAATTCAACTTTACCATTGAAGAAGTTGAAAATCTCAGAGCGGAACAAGTCAAGAGTAAATCCTGATTTGTTATAGATACGCTTGTAAGAGTTATCCAACTGAGACCAAAGTCCTACTGATAAACGCATATCATCTGGACCATCTTGTTTGATGCGTCCTCCTTGTCCCCACATTAAGTAAGTCTCAATGTCAGTTGCAATCTTAGTTAAGTGTGCAGCTTCCATTTTAGTCAAGAATGAACGAGTCAATGAACCATTATCATATGCTTTTTTGATATATTCTTTACCCATAACTGCCAACATTTGGTCAATGTTTGCAATTGAAGGATCCAAGTTTTTATCAAATGAACGCCAGATTTCAGTTACAGGAACAGAACCATCTGCATTCAAACCACCTTTCATCATCATCTCTGCGCGAGAAGAAACTGAATAGTGAACGTGAGCTTCAGCACCACCAACAAAGTTGTAGTACTCACGGAAACCATTTGACAATTCTCCAATGTCAGAAAAACGCTCACCATACTCACCACGTGCAGAACCTTTTCTAAAGAATTTAGTTCCTGGCTTCAAGTATTTATGATCTAACGATGCAGAGTTGTTATTGTTTACAAGTTGAACAGTGTAGATATATCCATCAGCAGAAGGAAGAATATCATCAGCAGTAATGTACATCTCCAAACCTTTGTATTTATCATAAGTGATGATATCACCATGACCAAATACTCGTTTGTTCAATTTGATTTTGAATGTAGTACCATCCAAACCAAGAACAGCAGCAGCTGGTTCAATATCTTCAGTGATGTAAGGTAAATCTTGCACAATTGGAGTTTGCCACTTGTACTCGCCACGTGGTGTATCTACCATGATTGTGTTTTTACCTCCAAACGAAGACATTTGGTAAAGAGGCATTTCTACTTTTTGAGACATTGCCCAAAGATCAACTGGACCCAAATCCATAGGTTCAGCAGACTTCAGCATGTTTACTAGGTGGTATGAGTCAATGTGAGAAGAAACTTTGTAGTTTGTATCTCGCAAAAACAGACCATTGTTTAAAACTGGTGTTGCCATTTTTGATTGTTATTTAGAGTTAATAATTAAAATACGTTTTTATCTGTTACTAAAAATATTACGTGGTTTTTTCAAAGATCCTCTTGAGCTTGTTGGTTCCCTTTCTTCTGCAACTGTTGACGACAATCTTCTTGCTTCTTCAGTTTTAAGTTTCTTTACAGTTTCTTGTGTTGCTTGATTTTTTCCTTGCTGTCTTATTTGTTGTTTGTAATCTTCTGGATCTGACAATAACCACAATGTTTCTGCAATAAGGTCATATCTTGGATTATTACTAAACTGATATTCTTCAAGTAATCTTCCTAAAAGATTTGTTGGTTTACCTTGTAAACTTTGATACTTTAACGTTGTAAGTTCTTCCCATAAAAACTTCTGACGCTTGTTATCAACTTTTACACCATTCAAATCTCCTGGTTTTAAAGCATTGTATATGTTTTCCATATACATTTCTTTTTGCTGCTGTTGTTGTAATCTAAACTGTTCTTGTTGTTGTAGTTTAGCTTGCAACACTTGTGCTTGCATTTCATCTAACTTTGGTTTAAATTGATTAGCACGTTTGGAAATTGTTCCATTATTTACCCACTCTTCAATTTGGTCTTCAATTAGAGATTGATCACCACTTCCAAAATTGGTTGCATAAAGATATTGACGTACAATCATTTCTTGATGTTCATCATTTGAAGGATCTAATGAACGTTGTTCTTCTACTTGAGCTAATGCTCTAAACAAACCTTTCATGTCCTTACCACCCTTAGCAACATACTCAGCAGCATACTGCAATTCTTCAGGCAAAGCTTCAAAGAACTCTTTTGGAGTTTGCTCACGTAATGCTCGCTCCCTTTCTTCTATATTAGCTTGGATTAATTCTTTCCAATCTTTTATAGAATAATCTTCAAGTGGTTTGTCATCTTCAAAACCTAAAAGAACTCCTTCTTCCATAAGTTTTGAGAATGTTTCTACCATTCCACTTTTATCAATTTTTTTGCGACCAGGTTTAACTGTATCATCATTGTCATCAAACTCACCATCAAGTTCTGATAACGTTGCATCTACATCTTCTTTAGTTAGTTTTGGTTTATCTGAATTATCATCATTATCCAAAAATCCTAAATCAGTTGGTTCAGGTTTTGAGAAAACTGTTTTAATTTCCTCTTCATCTGATGTTACCACGCTGTCTGCCCCTGGTAAAGGCAAAAAATCATCAATGTTTTCAAGTGTAACTGAACTCACGTCTTGAGTTTCAGTATTTGTTTTATTTGTTTCTTCCATGCTTTTTTGTTTTATGTGATTTCTCTTCTTTCTTCAATATTAAGTTAGCAAATAAACTTCAAAAATTTAAACTGACAATGACTCATAATAAAAGTTTTTGTCAGTATATGGCTATACTATTTTTTCTTGTCATATTTATTTTTGTTAACCATTGCAATTTGCAATTGTTTATCTGCAATATTCTCACGTGTTTGCATTTCTTGACGTTGCAAATCATTCTTAGTTTGATTTTCAATCATTCTATTGGTTTCACGAGATTCTGACATTTGCTGATCGCGTTCTTTAGCTCTTCGCTTATCAAGGTATTCTAGTGTATCTATATAATCAGTTTGCTGATTTAAATTTTGATCCTTCATACCTGTATAACCAGCTGCACGTATTTCAGCAATTTGAATATCAGTTTGTCTGTCAAGTTGTGCTTGCTCTGCTTTGTATTTAAGTTCTGCCTCTTGACGTTTGTTTTCACCTTCTTGACGCATTTTCTCAGACTCTTGTTGTGATTGAGCTTGTTGTTGTTGCTGAGCTTGTACTTTTTCTTCAACCGCTTTAAGAGTGTGAGTAATTTCTGCAAGTGAATCAGCTTTGATTAAGTTACCTAAGTCATAAATAGAAGCACCTGATGTGTTATTGTTGAGAGCCAATTGACGAATCTGCTCCATAATTTGACGCTGATTAACTTTAGTAGAAATGAATATGTTTAACTCTCTAGCTAATAACTCTGTACCATTCATTTCAAAATTTACCTTCTCGTCTAAAGTTGTCATATATTGCAACCTTAAACTTGGTTTATTTGAATGATAGTATTGTGCCAAGTCAGTACGCATTTGATGCACACGTGGCATGAGATATTCTGAGTGTTGTACAAAATACATCTCTGTTTGAGAATAACTCTGATTAATAGCTTGCTCAATACCTTGAGCTGTTTCTTGAGCATTTACAGCGCCCATACGCTGAGGTGATATGCCAATTGTTTCAAAGCATTGTTGTTTAAAATGATTTGCTAATTGGATTCTAGACATTAATCTATTTGTCTGCTCAAGATTTAATACTTGATAATGCTGAAAGTTAAGTGCATTTTCTGTATTTGTAATGGAAGTATCCAATGGTAAAATACCAAAGTTCTTCATTGCAACATATGCTTTTCCAAAATTACCATGTCCCCAATCTTCACCAGCTGAATGACGTGGTAATGCATTTTGATCTAACAAGATTACAGTACCTAATTCATCAATAAGAATGTCTGCAATTTGATTATTTACAAGATTATATCCAATCTGGTAAGGCTTCATCTTATCTACAAGAGAACGTGACTTAGTGTTTCTATCTGAAAACACAGCACCTTCTACTGGTAGTTTACATCCATACATTGTAAAATCACCTTTAAATTGGAATTTAATGGGTGCTACATTTAAGTACAGAGGGGAAAAATTAAGATTGTCTGTATTACCATAAAATGTTGGTCTATTTGGTCCAATCTTAACGCCACCCCATGTTTGATTAATCCATATCCAATCAATATGCTCACCCATAATCAAAGTGTCTCTAGATTTCTTTTTAATTACAGTTGTATCATATATTGGTTTTTCTGTGACCTTATAGTTTTCATCAACAATCATGTCTATAAGCATACCTTGCTCATCAATACGTGTTAAATGTCCAACCATTCTCTGAGACTTCCAATAACATGTTGTTACACGAAGAAGACCAGTATTATCAAAATCTAGTAAGTCTTCTGATTCAGTAAGAATCTTAAGAATGATATCATCACCATATGCATTTGTTGTATCACGATATGACGTAAACTGACGCATTCCTAATGAAGGTCCATCAACATTCCACTCATGTGAACGTGTTGCATCATAAAAAGAGCCATCATTCTGTACACCTGGTAGAATATAACCTGCTGATTTTACAGGATATATTGCTTCAAGACTTTTTAACTGTTCACCTGTCATCATGTAACCATACTTATCAAGTACATCTGCAGGTGTCATTAAGTCAATTTTACCAGCCCAATTGGATTGTGAAATATATCTAGCTCCTGGAGACTTGTGGTAGAATGTTATTACAGGGTTCCATACTTCAACTTCATAATCATCTTCAAGCATATTAAAATGCCAAAACTCTCTATCAGCAATAAGACTGTCTCTAAATGCAAGAGTTTCAAGTTCTTTCATGTTAAAACGTTCAGTATCAACATTATGTTGATGTGATGCCCATTCTTCTATCATTGATTTATAATTCTTTTTAAAGAACTCTTCAATTTCTGGCAAAGTCTTTAATGACTCAGGTGACATCATTTGTTGAATCTGTTGTTGCTGCTCTTGATTATTAGGATCTGCGCCCATTGCCTCAACTTTCATTTTCATTTTTATTTCAGCACTTGATAACAATGTTTGCTCTACCATCTGGCGTTTTTGCTCAAGCATTTCATTGTATGAAGTATCATCAACTGATCTGTACATGATTTTGTCATTGCGTTTTGCAAATTCTCCAACCATGACATTTACAACATTTGGAATAATTGGAAAGAATTTTAACTCAAAAGCTGAAGTATCTTCTTTAGTCAGAATATCAACAAGTTCTGCCATATCATTATCTTCCTCTACAATGTAGTCTGTCTTATCAATAATACCAGTTGCTAATTTGTAGTTTTTAAGAAGGCGTCTTGCATTTCTGCGTATCTGTTTAAGACCTTGCATTTCATACCAATCCATATTCCAAGCAGCCCATGCTTCATCTTTATCTTTTGATTGTAAGAATTGCACAGGTTGGGTAAATGTACCCATCTTGTTATAATCAGCTTTTGCGCCATTCTTTAGCTGCAGTGCATTGAATACTTGCATATTATCTCATGTTTTTAAATGGGTTCCTTGGTTTTCGCATAAGACTGCTAGCTGAGCTTTGCTCACTATTACCAATATGACGAAAAGGACTCATAAATAAGTTAGTATTTTTATTTGTATTTTGCAAACTATCAGGATTTTCGTGATCAGTACGTTTAGAAAAACCTCTGTTTGACTCTTGAACTTTTGCAAAAGCAACTAATGCACAAAACGCAACCAAGCGGTCAACGTTTAATCCATCTCTGTATGCTTGCATTTCTTTTAATAGCATTAAATCAGGTATGCGTTCTACACCATATGTGACTTTGGTAATAGTGCCATCTGGTTTGGTCTCAACATCTATCTCTTCTTCTAAAAACTGTATTGCGTATGATACCAAGTTTGATTTAAAAAGTGTACCTGTGTTACGCCAACCATACTCCTGGAAGACGTTATTATTACTACCTAGTTCTTTTAAGAACATGATTTGATTTTTTGGCACAAGATACTTTTGCTTACGTCTTGATATCATGTACTGTATAAACAAGTGTACGTTGTTCTCTACAATTGTCCATGCATTGTAATACTCAATAATTAACTCTAGTCTTTCATGCGTCTTTTTTAAGTCATCAAATCGTCCACACCATGCAGCAACAATTTTATCACCCTCAATATAAGAATCAACTGATCCATCTTTCTTATGAACTGTTACTTCTTGTGCAGTTTTATAAACAAAGATAGAACAAAGAGATTCTGATGTTGTTGTCTTACCTTCTGATACAGGGTCAATAGACGCATAATAAGTTCCAAACTTTGGATTTTCAATTGGTTTCTCATAGATGATAATAGCACCTTCTTTATTTTCTGTTTTAGGTGATATTGGAAACTCCATGATTGGTAACTTGCGTGTAAACTTTTGTACAATTTTATCATCTTCCCACATCAAGTCTACAAATTCCATTGGATATTCTTTATCCTCTATGCGTCTAATTTGTTGTGATACTAAATGCTCAGGAAATCTTGCGTCTTTTCTATAATCAAAAGCTTCTTTAATGTTAATAGGTTTCTGAGAAATACGTAATCTGTAATCTTCTGGTTTAAGTTTCTTTTTCCAGTCTTCACGTTCTAACATAATCATCTCAAGAGCTTTTTCCACTTGAGAATTACCATAATCATCTATACATGGAAGCATTGACCATTGCTCTGGTATAAACAAACCACATAATCCTTTTGTACCATTCTCATCTAATAAATCTGTTTCAACAGCAAATATATCTTTTGAGTCTGGATTTAAGATTAATTCTTTCAATGGTTCACATTGATCCAAATCACCCACAGATCCTGCAACCACAAACATACCTGTATACATCATACCTGATTTCATTGCAGGTAATAAATACTCAAGTGTTGTACTCATTTTGGGAGCAATTCCTGCCTCCTCATGAAAGAATAAAGTACATGGTCCCCCTACACCATTTGTTGGGTCTTTTTCAAGTACCAATCCAAATATAACTGACTTAAGTCCAATATCTACTTTTCTACCTCCTTGCGTAACCTCAGCTTTTTGTTCCCAGTTTAATACTTTATCTGGATTACAAGGACGATACCATGCAGTGTGTTTATTTAAGAAGTTGCGATACTCTTCAAGAAAACGCCATGTGCCTTTCTCATTAATATAATCTTTAAGTGATCCAGCCATCTTAGATACAGAACCTTCCTCAAAATAAAACAAGTTAATGATTTTACCAGAATGGTAATAAGAAGATGCTATCTGACGTTTCTTTAAAATTGCTGCATGTTTATTTTTTAACTGTGCTAACTCTTCATAAAGAGCCATGTGATACTGAGCATCACGTACGTCAGCAAATGTAAATCTGTTTACTTCTTTGTTATAGATTGGTAAGAAGTTTAACCACATATAGTAATCGCGTGGCAAGTACCACGTTTTACCTTTGTTCTTAAATATAACTCCTTTTCTACATTTTTCTTTTTCTGTATCCCAATAGTATATAAAGTCTTTGGAACGCTCAGGTGCTAAACAGTATACTCTGTTCTTATTGAACTTTCTAGCTTCTGCATTGAACATAAATGAACACTCATCAAAGTTATACTTTCCTGGTTGTTTGAATATACTTTCAAGAAACTCAATAAAGTCATCTTTAGTCTCAAATGCAGTGTATCCCCACTGTTCAAGTTCATAATCATATGTTGGTATATCTCTAAACATTTTAAAACTTTGGTCTGTCAACTAGTAAAGTTACTGTTCTTCTATCAGATAAGTTCCAAGAAACATTTTTAACTACAAAATTTTCTTGGCCTATTTCAATCCAATCTCCTCTTGATGGTACACATGGCAGTTCTCTTTGTATCAGTTTTCCTTCTGATATGTGTTCTACTTTCACTATAAACATGAACTGCTCCATATGTTTAGAATTGGTCATATGCAAGATTTTGTCCACCTCTGACTTGGCTTTTCTGCTCTTCCATAAGGTCTTTATACGCTCCTTTAAATGATCCACGTATTTGCTCAAATTTTGCTGCAGCATTGACCAACGCTGTGATGTTCCCATCACGACCATGCTGAATTGAGGTATGTTCCATATAAGTAGCAAGACGATCCAACATAGATTTGATACCCATGTAAGCCCTGTACGTAGGTGTCTCATAAAGCTTTTGACAAAATGCAAGTGCGACAACAACATCATCATCCTCAGTTGAAAACTCAGCTTCCAACTGCGCAAGTATAAGTTCTTCTTTCTCATGTTCTCTAACATCAAAAAATGGATTAATATCTGGATTAGGGCATGACATATAAAACAAGTACTGATATACTTTCATATAATCATCAGGATAATTGTCCATAATATCTTTAAGAGCTTTTAATGCATAGCAATGTTCTGTAGGAACAAGTACTCCATTTTGTATGTCAAATAACTTAATCATTGTTTTTGTTTTTTGAGAACTTTAACATCTCATCTTTATTTTCTTTTACCCATTGAAAAATTGCCATCACCTCTTCTTTTAAGTATGGCAAGTTGTATGGTATTACTTCTTTTACTATAGGATCACCTTGTTCTGTGCGACTTACTATAGGATATCCATACTCATCTTCACCATCTGTCTCAAATATAATATGATGCAAAATCAAATCTCCAGGTTTTAATTTAGGATTATGTTTCTGTATCATGTACATATACGCAGACAACTGTAATGCGTAGTGATAATAATTACAATCATCCAAATGCGAAACAGGCCCTGTCATCTTTTGAGAAACACCTTCCCAATTAACATAAGATTGTGTCTTTATTTCTTTATTTGTTTTGTAATCTGTAATATGGATTAAACCATGAGCAACCTCAACTAAATCAGATTGACCGCAAATTCCAACAGATCTTAAATAAACAAGATGCTCAGGATAGATGCCAGCTAAAAGTTTTTGAGAAGATGCAACCTTGTATCCTTTTTCATTAACAATAGGCTTGATAACTTGTAATGTTGCCTCGTGACGATTTATAGTATCACAACTTGTGATGTCATGTTCTCTTTGGTCATGATACCATGTACCCAAATCAGTTGCACGTTTGGCTTCAGCTTTCCAAATCTCTTGTATTTTCTCTGGAGTAAGTCCTTGCCACTTTTTACTGCTCTTAGAACTTTTCTTTGATATAGCCTTTGCATCAAATGGCTGCTTAAAAAAACTTATCAAAGTTGTCACACTCACCCAATCAATTGTGTCATTAGGATCAATTGATTTGTACTTGTGATTTTCTGGCTCAAATGATAACATGATTAATCTTTTATGCTGTTAATAATTGCATCTTCTTCATCTTCAGACGTGAGAGCATTCCATTTTCCTTTTGGACATGATGAAGATAGTGATCTTGTTTTAAATGATAATTTGCATCCACAATCTCCACAACATGGTTGAGTACCTGCCATATAACATTTAGTACCAATCCTATCTATCAATTCACATTCCTCACATATTGCCATTCTTGAAGCAGCAACCTCTTCAATGTGTTCTTGTTTAAAGATACTATTTTTTACACCTTCAAGTATCTTTCCTTTTTCCTTCCAAAGTTTTATCAGACTCATGTTTATTAGTTTTATAGATTTGTTTTTCTTCTTCTTTCTTTTTCTTTTTTTCGTTTAGACTGTTCAAATCATCTAATGTTTTTTGAAATTTTTCTACATCATTCTTTAAAGATACTAATGACGCATATTCACTTAATGTAGGTTGTTCAATACTTTCATACTTATTCAACGCTTGCTGGTAGATTCTAAGTTTTTCCTCAAGCTTTGATCTTTTAATATAAAAAGTTCCAAGACCATCTACAGTTATTTGATGATGAACCAGTCCACTTAATTTTTTCTGCACTGCATTGAAATAACATAAAACTATTTCATCAACAGTCTCTGCAGATAAGTTTAACCTTTGTGCAACCTTTTCAGAAAGTTGTTTACGTTTAATTGGTCGCAAGTGCTAAAAATTTATAGTCCAACAACACATTACCAGACTTTAAAACTGGAACTGACATTGCAATCTCAATAGTCTTTTTATAACTATCTGATTTCCTTATCAATCCACGTTTTTCAAGTTTGGTTAACTTGTTACGAATATTCTGCGATCTTACTCCAAACTCTTCTGGTGCAATATCAGGATATGTTTTCTTTACAGCATTGTTGCAAAATTTTGTAAGTTCAACAGGCCCTTCTAAAGCAAGAAGTGTAAGCAATTCTAAATCAGTATCAATAAGGTTCTCTTTCTTAAAGAATACAAACTCAGTTATGACCTGATATTTAACCAGGTCATAATGAGTCAATCTGTATTTCTTTTCTACCTTATTTACTTCCATACTACTGTCTAAAAGTTATTACTTTAACAACATTCATTTGAGCATTAATAATTTCACCAAGTGCATGATTCATTAAAAACTCTCTATCAGCTGTAAGTGTTCCATGTTGACCATGTTCTTCACGATGCTTTTCAATTACATCAATCAGATATGCACATGCACGTTTAACAGTATCAACTTCAGTATCAGCTGAAGGGTTAAAATTAATACCAATCAAACTTTCGCCACGACTAACATCTGATACTTTTGTCATATCAATAATATCTTCATTGACAATTGTTGGTTCTTTTAAAAGTTCTGCTTTTTCTTCAGCAGTCAGTTTAGTTTTGTTTTCCATTTTTTTTCAATTTATTTAACTTCTTTTTCTTTTCCACCATATTGGCGATCACGTTTAATAGCGTCAATTCCTTTGCGTTTTTCTACATTTTGTGCATTATCCCAAATAATAGAAATTTCAAATTCATTAATCATCAATTTAGCTTCATCAGCAATCATAATTCTTTCTGCTGATGATAATGCCCCAACTGGTACATACACTTTATCACCTGGTTTTACAATAGTAGCATCTGACCCTATGGCATAAACCTCAAGTGCTGTCCACTCTTGAATCATATCTAACTCAAGTTGTTTTTCTGTTTCAGGTGTCAATTCAATAAAAGATTCTTTTTTTCTTGGTACTGTGAGCAATACTCGTTTTCCTAATAATTTCATGATTTAAACTTTTAAGAGTTAGTGTTTGTTTCTTCTTCATCTTCTTCATTCTTCATGATTTCATTTCCTGCTGACTTAATGTTGGCAATCATGACAACATGTTGTAGTCTCTCAGACTCAAAACGAAGAGCACGTGCTTGTTGCTCTGCTAAGTCTGCACGAAGCGTTGCAAGCTCAATTTGATCTTTGTACCATGCAACTGCATCTTCTCTAGTTACTTCTTTTTCTGCTTCCATAATTATATATTTTAAAGTTCATTACAAATATATATTTAAAAGTTTAAATTAAAATCATTTATTATTAAATTTGTCAAAAGTAGTATCATGTATGTATCACGAGATTTAGAATGGGCAGTACTTCAAGAATTCTGTAAAAAATTAGAAGTATTAGATACCCACCCAGATAAAACACTAATAGTAGTGGTAAGTCCTGACTACAGTGCAACAGTAGGAATGCATGTTGCTCACCATTTGAGTAAAGATGGGGAGATGCTTGACCTAACATATCTAGAAGTACCATATCCAGATGAAACTGTATCAGACTACAGAGCAGAGTTCCTAAACCAGCTCAACCCATATGGTATAAGAATCTATCAGAACTATGAGAATGTACTACTTTTAGAAGCTGGCGTGATCACTGGCAAAAACTACACTTGGATAACAGAATGCTTAGATAGTGCAGCCATAAAATACTACACCGCTGCACTCTTTGAAAACATAGACAGCATATACAAATCTGACATAGTAGGAAGATACTATTCTGAGAAGCTACACGAACTAGAGTTTTACTGGGAGAAACCTAATAACCACTGGTCAAAATAAATCAAAAAAAAATTTTTGGTATTTTGAAAATGCTCTGAGGATGTGCATATAGGGAGTGTCTATACAGCACCGCCCCCCAGCGTGGCGCAGGTACGTCACCCCCCATGACGTTCAGGACACAAACGTTCGCACAATGAAACAAACGTACATCATTGGAGGAATGGTCATTCGTGCTTACTCTTTGCTAGAGGCATACGCTATCTACAGAGAGTACAGCATGAATGCAAATGGCTAGGTGGGATGCCTGGCGCCTCGCAGCGCAGAGCACAGAGGGAGTGTATCATCTCTCTCTGTGTTTCTATTAACCTGCTGTCCTAATCACATTGCTTTGAAGGGGTTACGTCAACCCCCAAATCATACAGGCATAAGCACTATGGCCTTGAGAATTATAGTGCACAATTTTAAATTAGAACCTTTTGGTGCTTAGGTCAACCATCCCACAGTTATGGCACATTCAGTTGCTATCAAAGCGAACAACAAAGGAGTGTTCGTTAATGTGTATTCCTCTAACGCAGAGTTTGGATACATAGTGCTTGAATCTAACTCTATCTCAACCGTTGGTGGTTGGGTTAGAGAGTCCAAGCGCACCTGTCTTATCAGGGGGACAGTAAAAACCCTTGA